TTAAATTATTTAAATGAAAAAATGATTAAAGACAACAAACCCAATAGAATAAAATCTATTAATGATAAACATAAAGAGGGTGATTTGGTCTTAATTAAAAATAGAGAAAATTATCAAGTTGGTTTATATAATGGGACGTTTATTGATATTATTAAAAAGAATGTAGAAATTCCAAAAAGTAAATATGAACTTAAACTTGATGAAATGAAAATTATTGAGGAAGAAAAGATTAAGAATTTAGAGGTTATCTCATTAGATAAGCAAAATTAATCGATTAAAATTATAACTATTAGACATATTTAGTATTTATATAAAAAAAATAGTTAATATGAAATTTAAAAAAAAGAATATAGATGAAATAATTGATTCAACTAATGGTTTAATTGGTAAGAATAGCGTTCCTACAACAGGTAGTGATTTAGAGACTACCTCAAGCAAAACTACGGATCAAGATAAAGTAATCGGACATCAACCATTTAAATATGATGTGTTAAGTAGATTTGGATTTACATTATTACCATTTTTTGAAGGACAAGAAGATGGGGATAAAATTGTACATGAATTGGGGGAGTTATTATATCGTGACCATAAAGTATTATTGAAAGAATATTATAAAAATATCAATAAATTAAAGAATGATTACAGGGTAATAGAAGAATTAGAATATAACGATTTACCTGAAGATATGAAAGAAGAGTTTATTGATTTATCCATAGATATTGTTGAATTAATTGGTAAAAATATTGATGATGCATCAAAAAAAACGGATAACATTGATGAAAATGAAATGTTGGAAGATAAAATGATTGATGAAAAAAAAGAAGATGAGTTGTCTGAAAAAAGCAATGATAATGGGGTGATGGACAAAAAAATAAAAAAAATTGCAGGTTTAATCAATAAATTGGATAAGAAAAGTATAAATAATATAATTGATCTATTGGAAATACATTAAATGGCTAATTCTGAATTAATAAATAAGAACTATAATGTCCCATCTAACGTATTAAAACACATTGAGAAGACACTTATATCGAATCCACATGGAAACGGTGTTAAACGAGCTAAATTCATATTAAAGGGACATGTTTTAACATATCAATCACTCAAGAGATTGAAAAATTATTTTGATACATATAATCCTCAAAATGGTGATAAAAGTCAATATGAATTAGCAGGTGGAACTTTAATGAGGAATTTCATTGAAAGAGAATTAAATGCTGATAGATCTGCGGTTGAAAGATCGAAAGAAATTAAGAGTGATATGACGGTGGATGTTAATTTAGGAACTAGAGCCTCTAAATCTCCTGATTTAAATGAAGAAGAACAAGAAAAAAAACGAGAAAATGCAATAGGGGTTATAGTTGATAAGAAAGATAAAGTGTTATTGGCTAAAAGAAGAATAATTGATGGAGGATGGGGAAATGGTCAATATGCTTTAATTGGTGGTGAAGTAGAAGATGGTGAAACTCCAGAAAAGGCTTGTCTTAGAGAAATTAAAGAGGAGACTAATTTAAATTTAAAGAATATTGAACATAAAATGACATTAAATAATGATTCAAATGGTGTTGACCATATTTTTCTATGTAAATATTATGGAGAACCCATAAATATTAAATTAAATGATGAACATAGTAGTTATGGTTGGTTTGATATTAATGAAATGGATTATCTTGATATTGTGAGCAATTTAAAAGAATATGTTCAAATTGCAACTATTTTAAATTAAATTTTCTGTATTTATAAAAAAATAATTTATAATTATTAAAAATTAAATAAAATGAGTAGATTAGATGAAATAAGTAAACAGTATAGGGATTGTACAATAGTAAAAAATAGTTTCAAATGTGGAAGTGAATATGTTATAGGTCATCCTAATACTATGTCAGATGGTGACGAATGGGGTAAAGAAGAAAATGATGGTCAAGTTGGTGGTGCAACTGATATTAAAGTCAGATCATGTTCAATTGTAAGAAATCCATTTAATAATAATAAACAATATTGTGCTGGTGCATGTTAATTGAAGAAGATAAAATATTATTAGCTAATTTAAAAAACACCCATAACATTGTAGTTGAGGGTGTTAGCGATGATACTATAGCAAAAGCTATACATAAACGTGAATATATTTATATTTATTATGAGGGAGATAATACCATAAAAAAAGGTTATCGAACTATACGGCCATTTGTATTAGGTAAACGTATAAAAAAGAATGGGGGAAACCTTAATAAAGTGGTTAGGGCATGGCAAGATAAAGGCACTAGTGATAGTTTTAATTGGCCAAATAGAAGAGAAAATCACGAATATCATACAGATACTGATGGAAAAACGAAAGTAGGTTGGAGATTATTTAGATTAGATAAAATAACAAGTGTTTATCCCACAGGAAGGAGATTTATTGATGAAAATGGAAAAGTAATGATCCCGCCTTTATATCATCAGGCTGATAAAGATTTGGTGGATATTAGTGCGTCTATAGATCCAAACACTAAATCTGTGTATAGTAAAGATAATGATAGTATTGAAAAGCCTAATGTTAGGGGTATTAAAACAGATATGGATAAGTCCGATTTTAAAGTACAAACAGGAAGATTTAAGCAATTCTATAATGTTGGTAGACATAAAAGAGACGCAACAAGTGATGAAATAGAACATTTATATAACATAACAAAAAAAGTAATGAAAAAATCACCAAATGATTATTTTGTGGCAATTAATAATAAGGGTGATTTAAAATTAGTTAATGTGAAAAATCTAGAAAAATTTCCACCTGATGCAATTATTGGTGATTTACCTCAATTATATAGTAAATTTGTGCTTTCAAAAAAAACACAGCCAGATTTAAATAAAACGTTTGATAAACATTTAGACGATATAAAAAATAAATCAAAAAAAGAACCGAATAGAGAAATTGATGACGACATTTCTTATTAAAAGAATAATATTAATTTTTTGGATTATTAAACTATTTATAAAAAACAATAAAAATTTATAATAATGAAATTAGATTTAGAGACAATTAAAGAAGGAATTGATAAGATAAAAGCAGAAAAAAAAGATGTTTCTGTGAAATTAGGTGAATCTACAAATGCTCTTCCAAAAGACAGTTTTTTGAATGAACTTATTAGTTCATTAGATACAGGAAGGGAAACATCTTCTTCTAAATTAATTAAAATGGTAGAAAATAAGATATCGGAAAAAAAGGGAGAACCGAAAAGTCACCCCCTATCTGAAACTAAAATACCTAGAAAGAGTAACCCACAACAACACGTACAAAATAATAACAATAATTTAGAACAAGAAAATAGAGAAGAGCAATTATATAAGGATATAGAGAATAGCAGAAAAAAAACATTAGCTGAATCACTCAATAATCTTAATAATAATCCCCAAACGCAAAATTCTAATCAACAAACATCTCCAATGATGAATGAGGGATTTTTAAAAGAAAATGTGGAAAATATTGTTGGAAGTTATATGACGGACAAATTCAGTTCAATTGTTGAAGAAACTATAAAAAGTACAATTCTTGAAATGTATACTGTTGAAAAAGTTAAAGAAGCATTACAAGAAAATAAAGATATGATTAAAAAAATGGTAATTGATACCATAAGAGGATTACAATCTAAAAAGAAAAAAGAATCATAATAATATTTATATTTTAAAAAAGAATGTCCAATATTAATCTAAATGAGGTTTATGATAGGGAAATAGCTGATAGAGTAGCAAATGGTGTTGCAGAAAAACATAATTTAAATTCTCCTCAATATATAGGTGCTGGTGATTTTGGTGTTGCATATGATATTGGAAATGATAGAGTTTTAAAAGTAACTTCAGATAAAAGTGAAGCAATAGAAAATTTAAAATTAATAGGTAAAGATTTAAATTATATTGCTGAACCTTATAGTGTTCAATCCATAACATCAAAAACCACTGATATACCAGAAACTTACACGATTATTTTAGAGAAATTAAAAACTGATCATGGAAAAATAGGTAGACAAATGATTAGAATTAATTATGTTTTTAAAGAAATATTTGGTGTAGAATTTCCTGATGTCATTGATCATTATATTTATGGATATAATATTGGTGTTGATGAAGAATCAATTGAAAATTATTTATCGAAAAATCCAGAAGATGAGAAGTTTTTTTATGATATATTACATATTGGTGAAGAAGCTTTAAAAAATGGTATTCAAAGTATGGATTACTTAAATTATAATAATTTAGGTTATAAAAAAAATGGTGATTTAGGTTTTTATGATGTTGGTTTTGGTGATTTATATTCTATTCCTACAGAAAAACCACAAGAAGTTGAAATTGATGAAGATTTAGAATATAATCATGTTGTGGGTAATGCCACTAATGATGTTTATAGATTATCTGAAAGAAGAAAAGCATGGGTTGATGGAGCAAAAGCTGTTGAGGTAAAGAAAAAATGTAGATTAGCTGGTCTTGGTAACACTTCTGTTGCATGTAATCAAGGAGATATTAATAATTTAACATTTAAATCACTTAATGAAGCGGATATCATGTCATTGCAAGATTTACCGTTTAAAGAAGAAATTGAAAATTTAGGTGGCAAGATATTTTCAGTGGGTGGTGCTGTACGTGATGAATTTATTGGAAAAGAATCAAAAGATCTAGATATTTTAATCACAGGAATCCCAATGGATGATTTGGAAAATATTTTATCTAAGTACGGTAAAGTGGATTTGGTTGGGAAATCATTTGGTGTTATAAAATTTAAACCTGAAGGGGCAACTGAAGAAATTGATGTTGCTATTCCCAGAAAAGAACAAGCAACAGGTGAAGGTGGGCATAAAGATTTTGAAATAACATCGGATCATGAAATGCCTATTGAAGCTGATTTATTTCGTAGAGATTTCACAATAAATGCAATTGCAAAAGATATTAACGGTAATATTATTGACCCATATGGAGGACAGGAAGATTTAAAAAATAAAATCATACGTGTTGTTAACCCCAAAGCATTTGGTGAAGATCCATTAAGAATGCTTAGGGCTGTTCAATTTTCTTCTAGGTTTGGATTTACTATTGAACCTGAAACTTTAAAATTGATTAGAGACAATGCACCTAAAATTAAAGAAATTTCCCCTGAAAGAATTTTAATTGAATTAAATAAAATTGTTGAAAAGGGTGATTCTTATGTTGGGGCATTTAGTTTAAAAAATACTGGATTACTTAAACATGTTTTTGGACAAGATGCGTCACTATATGTTGGAGATGAATGGGATAATGTCAAAACAATGGGAGAGTTCATTATGTTATTAACTCATCATGTTTTAGATTCACCGTCTCAATATTATAAGGATAATTTAAAAGGTGATATTGATACGTATAAAGAAATTAAGGCATTGGAGTTTGCGTTTAATGATAAATTAAATAATAATCCGTTAAGTAATAGATCAATAGCACATAATATTTATACTACATCACCAAAAGTTTTTCAAAGTGAAATACTTCCAGATAATATTAAATTAAGTATTAATGATTTACAAAGTGGAAAATATCCAAAAAATATTAAAGAATTGGCTATTAACGGTAACGATTTAATGAATCTAGGTTATAAAGGTAAAGAAATTGGTGATACATTAAAGTCTCTATTATTGAAAACATATAATGATGAAGTGCCTAATAATCGTGAAGATTTATTGGGATATGTAAATAACAATACTACTCCCCTTAATGAAAATAAACGTGATGTTGATTTTTATGTGAATAAATATAATGAATGGAATGGTGAGGGTGGTTATTCAAAACCTACAGAGGTATCCGTATTTGAATTCCTTCAAAACAATTATGAAGATTATTCAAAAGATGAAGAATTAAATAAGGAGATATTGGACACCTTATCTAAAGAAGATATAAAAAAAATATAAATGGGAAATGTTTCATATAGTGCGGTTGTTTTAAATGAACAATCACGACAGAAGTTAATAAAAAAATTCCAATCGATAATTCCTGATGATTATGAAATAATAGTGCACCACCTAACAATAAATTTAGGTGAAATTAATCCAATATATGAAAAATATTTGGGTTTATCTGTTCGTTTACAAGTAAATGATATTGCTATGGACGATAAAGTAATTGCTTTGGGTGTTAGTGGATTTGGAAGTGATAAGAAAAAACCACATATCACATTAGCAGTAAATAGAAGCGCAGGAGGTAAACCTTTTATATCAGATAATCTAACGGATTGGAAACCATTAAAAAGGCCAATATATTTAAGTGGAATAGTAGAAGAAGTTGAATTTAAAGAATAATTAACATAAATAACTTGAATTTAAAAAATGAATAGTATGAAAAAATTAAACGAAATGCAAAATGAAATGCATAAAAAAGGTGTTGAAGTAGAAAATAATTTTATTGAGTTGGCAGAGAAAGAGAATTATTTTTGTCAAAAATCAACTAAAAAACAAGATATTGAGGAACATTGGGATGTACAACTAATAAAAAATGGGAAAGCTACATATGTTGATGTAAAAGGACAGAAAAAAGTAAATGAAGATGGTTTTACATGGATTGAATTACAAAATGTAAATGGGGATATTGGTTGGTTGTATGGATCTAAATTAAATGCTATTGTTTTTGAAAGAGAAGATAGGTTTGATTTTGTGGATGTCCATAAATTGAGAGAACTAATGGAAATCAAGATTGAAAATAAAAACGAGTTAATATTTGTTAAACCTGAAAATATTTCCGAAATGAAATATAAGAGATATATGAGGAGTGGTCGTAAAGATATTGTAATATTAACCCCAATTAAAGATATTGATGAATTTATAATCAAAACGATACACAAATAATGATAAAAACACTCTATGCTGTAGATTTTGATGGTACACTTTGTAATTCACCTGAACCCGAAGAAGGTAAAAAAATATGGGAAGATGTAACTGGTGAAAAATATCCCCATATTGGATGGTGGAGCAAAACTGAAAGTTTAGATACTGATGTTTTTGATATTGACCTATATGACACTTTGGTTGATGTTATAAAAAAGGGTGTTTTTAATGAAGAATCTTATGCTATTATTTTAACAAATCGCTTAGAAAAATTAAGACCTGAAGTTCAAAACATTTTAGATTTAAATAATGTTGGGGTGGATTTTCTTGATATGAAAAAAAATAACAAAGATAAGGGTGAGAGAATATTAGAATATCTCGATACGTTTCCAGATTTAGAAGAGATTAATGTTTATGATGATAGACCAAAGGAGATTGAATCGTTTAAAAGCGTTATTGATAAAATGCCCTCAAATATATCCTTTAATATTTATTTAGTGGATAATGATAATATTACATTAGCTAATTTCAATAATAAGAAAAAAATAGTAAAGATTATTAAAGAAGAGATTATTAAGTTTTTCAAATAACTCGTATTTATATAAAAAACAATAAAATGATAGACATGCGATTTAGACCATATCATTTACCACAAGTTAATGCACCGTATAATATTGTGATAGATAAATTAGATGATGAGGGTGTTAATTATGAGATAATGGATGTCGATCCAAATACGTTAAATGCATCTCAAGGTGTGGTTTTATCTGATGTAGTGAATAAAGTTAAAAGCGACAATAAAAATCCAATATGGGTTGATACTGATAATAATGTTCTTGATGGTCATCATCGATTCGTTAAAGCATTAGTTGATGATTCATCAATAAGAATAGTGAAAATTGGTATGTCAAACAAAGATGCTTGTAGATTATTGAATAAAATACAAGACATTTATGATTATGATGAACAACAAGGAATGGAAGAAGTAGTTACTCAAAACATCATTAATGCTAATAACGATAGTGACGGTGATGTATCATATGCTGAATTTTTAGAATCTTTAGAAGATACTAATGAAACATCTAAAAATCCACAAACAATTAAAGCATATAGAAAGGGTGCTATAATGGAAAATTCAACAATTGGGAATTTTTTTATATTAAAACCATCAGAGGGGTTTGAGGAGTATGAAATTGATTTTGAAAATCTTTTAAATACTGATGATTTAGATATTAATTATAGTGAAAAGAAAACACCAATCGAAGTATTATGTTCGGTATGGTTTCCTCATATTAATTTCGATGATTTGAGTAAGAAGCAAGGAATTGATATAATGGATTTAAAAAATAAAGCAGTTTCAGAAAAAGCCAGAAAAAGTGGTTATGATGGAATTAAATATGGAGATAAATTATTACAGGGATTTAAATAATTAAAACATGGGAACTTATAAAATAACCAATATAACAAATTTATTAGGTAAAAGAGATTATAAATACAATTCTACGTTGGATGTAGATTATGTGGATGGTTTAATCAAGAAAAAAATAAAAATTAAAGCAGGAGAAAGCGTTAATTTAACAATAGATAATTTACCATTGTCAGTGCATAGACTAAGGGTAAAGAATTTCATCATCGTTAATGAAATTGAAAAGGTAGTAGAGGTGAAACAAAAAAAGAAAAAAGTTGTTACATCTAAACCAAAAGTAAAATCAAAAAAAGAATCAACTAAAAAAACTACCACAACATCAACTAAAAAAGGTACATCATATTCAAAAAAGAAAAGCGATACTAAAGATTATGATGATGAATCTGAATCGTTTTCATCTTAAATAAGGTACTTTAATTTAAACATTTAAGCATTAATATGAAAATATTAGTGCTTTTTTTCGTTTATAACCGTCCTTTTCAAAAACTTTATGTATTTATAATAAATTATACATTTTTACAATAATTTATAAAAAAATATATGAAAGAAAAAGTTAGAATCTTATTTTATAATTTAGATGGAGCAGGAGTTAATTATTTTCGTACTTTAACACCAGCCACAGAAATGGACAAAAACCATTCAGATGATTTTTATGTGGAAATTAATAGTGATATTGATTTTAATAAACCAGAAACATTAGATTATTTAAAATCTTTTAATATTATCCATTATCATAGACAGTTAGTAGGTGATCTTAGACAAATGGTAGCTTTAGCTGGTGAATTGAAAAAGAATGGAACTAAGTTAGTTGTCGATATTGATGATTACTGGGTTTTACATAAAAAACACCCATTTTATAGTTTAAGTAAAGAAAAGAAAATGCATATTCCAATTATTGAGAATTTGAAAATTGCGGATTATGTTACCACTACAACTGATTTATTTGCTAAAGAAATAAAAAAAATAACAGGTAAGGATAATGTTATTGTTCTACATAATTCAATTGAACCTGAATGGATGAAACAATTTCAAGATAATTGGAAACCTGATCCTGATGGTTTGGTTAGAATAACATATGCTGCTGGTTCATCACATATGATTGATCTTGAACAACTTGAAGGTGTTATGAATGTTTTAGGTGGTGATCCTGAATTAAAGGGAAAATATAAGATAATACTTGCTGGTTGGGATGCTGATGGTACAACAACAGATGTTACATTTAATAAAGACTTTAGTAAGGAACTTCAAGAAAAAGGTTTATGGGATAGGGAAATGGTAAAAGCCATTAATAAAAGTAGAGGTAATGTAGATTTATTACCTAATTTATCTGATGATTTGAAAACTAAATATAGGGATAAGGTTTTTAGTTCAAATAAGAGAGATATTAAATCGGAAGAAAGCGTATATTTGTTTTATGAAAATATTTTAACTGATAAACATAGTATAATTGAAAATAAAGATTATCTACAATGGTTAAATAATTTTGAGAGAAACGTTACATATCCTGATGAGGGAAATTTTGCAAGGAGATGGACACAAAAAGCAAACACATATGCAAATGTTCTTAATGAAACTGATATAGTTATTGCTCCATTAGATAATAATGAGTTTAATACCATGAAAAGTAATTTGAAACAAGTTGAATGTTGGACAAGAAAACTTCCTGTTGTATGCTCTGATATTCCTCCTTATAATGTTCATGGTAAACATATGGAGAATTGTATATTAATACCATCTAAAAAGAATGCAAGAAAATATTGGCAGAGATATTTAAAGAAACTGATATTGGATGCTGATTTAAGAAAAAAACTTGGTGAGCAACTTTATGAAGATTTTAAGGTTGAATATAATTTAAAAGATGTTACAGAAAAACGTGCAGAGTTTTATAAGAAAATAATACAATAAAAAATAAATGAAATGGAATTTGTCAAATTGATAAAAAATAAAATCGATATTTTTAAAAGAAAGAAACATATTCATAATATTATCATGAATAATCGAAGTAGTGCTGGACTTAATAAAAAGAGTTTATTGTCATTAAAAAAATCATTATTTATTGCAACTAAAATCTTGAAAACAGAATCAGAAATTAAGAAAAGTTACTATAAAAAAAATAATTACGATAGGTTTATTGTTGAATTAAAAGAAATGATTTCTAATCATTATGGCAGCGAATTTAAAGAACTTTCAGAAAAACATGATAGTCTTTCTTTAAGAGAAAAAGGGTTATATAAAGAAATAAATGTTCTTAAATTAAAATTAAAGGAATAAATTTAAATAATATATGTTAAATTTTTTAAAAAAAATAGTTCTTTGGTTTTATGTTAGATATATTTCATTAATGAATCATATTGGCATAGGATTGTATTATACGGAAAGTGAGATATTAAAAGCTGACCCAAATAATATTGATGAAAAAGATAAAAGGATTCAAAGAAAATTACATAGAAATCCTGTTATTGAAAAATTTTATGCTGGACAACGTGATGAACAGTATGCACAAGATTATTATGAAACATTAAAAAAAGCTGATCGTTTTATGAAAAAGAGCACACAACATAAAATGGCAGTAGCTGCTGATAAACACGGTACTAATTATGGTTTAAAAGATCAATATGGAAGACGTTATGAACACTATGGTTTTTTTGATGATAAACATAAACATTCAGGTAAAACTATGGGAGAAGTTCTTGAATTAGAATTTGAAGAACGGAGAACTAAAGATGATGATTATGAATTATTATATATTTATGACAATAAACCAATTGAAGTTAGTTTAAATAGTATGTTAAATGTGGCAGAAGATGGTGAAAATGATATATTTAATAACTTACAAAAATCAAAAAAGTTTAAATTTCCTATTTCGATAACTCGAAAAAATAAAGAGACTATTAATAAGATAGAAGAACTTTCAGAATTTTTACATGTAAAAAAAATAGGTTTTGAATACAGATTATTGGAATTTTTTATACCTTTGAAGTTCAAAACTAATGAAATTCCTGATGATAGTGATGTGTTTAAAGAAATACTTGATTTAGGGAATGTCTACATAAGAAACGAATACAACGAATTAAAGGGATTTGGAATAATGAAATTTATAAAAAGAATTACCCACAATAACATGTATGATGTATGGAAATTTGAGGGAATTGAAATGGATAATGTTTAGATTAAAGATAAAATAATATGTCAAAATTTTTAGAAGAATTAAAAAAAGCGGTAGAAACTGGAAAAATTAATTCAGAAGCTGCAAATAAAATAAATGAAATAGATAAATTGGCTGAGACTAAATCAATTAATTTAGATAAAACACCTGAATCAATAGAGAAGGGATTAGGAGAATTAAAATCAATAAAACCCACCGACCCAATATCTCAAGATGAATTTGAAGAAAGCAGAAAAAGATATGAAGAAAATATGATTTTCATAAAACAAGAAGATTATATTAATTCATCATTAAAAGGGTTAATGAAAACTGAAAATCTGATATACGATAATATTGGTAATTTATTTGTTCATATTGAAAACATTGAAAAAAACACTAAAGATTTTTCAAAAATTGAAGGATACGATAAATTATTTAAATATATAGGAGAATTGAAAAAAAGTTTTAATAAGTTTATTAATCATTAAATATATATAAAATGGTAAAATTTGAAGAACCGTCTGATGACGTAATTGAGGTGTTTGAAAAAGTAAAAAAATCTAAATTAATTCCTGATTGGGTGCAATTTGAAGTGCTTGTTAATAATAAAATGAAACAAGTATATAAAATCATGAAGATGACTGATTTAGTTGAAACATTAAGTAAGGGTGTTAATTTCGCTATTATTGTAAATGAAGAAATTTTCGATGATTTAACTAGTGAGCAACAAGAAATGCTTATGGATGAATGTATTGCTGGCGTTGGTGTTTCAGAAACAGACACATTAATGTTAGATAAGCCCGATATTAATACATATACTGGGGTGCTTCAAAAATATGGTCATGATTCAGTTATTACTCTTCATGAATCGATAAAAAGTTTATTTGATAAGAAAAAAGAGGAAGAAGATATGATGAAAGCAGAAAGAAAATCAAAAAGCAGATAGTCTTAATACTATTATTTTTCAAAAGAAAAAAGCCTAACAATAATGTTAGGCTTTTTTTATTTCAAGTATTTATAAAAAAATATTTAAAAATGGTTTCATATAACATTAAATTCCCCCTTAATGACGATAATACGTCAAATAAACTATTTTCAATGAATAATGTAACTAAAGATGCGTTTAGTTCAGATTTATTGTTACTATTATTAACAAAAAAAGGAGAAAGATATTATGAACCTAATTATGGTACAGATTTATTGAAATATATTTTTGAACCAAATGATACATTAACTAACACAGATATTGAACAAGAAATAAAAAGCACGGTTTCATTATATATCCCAAGTTTAAAAATCAGTTCAATTAGTTTTAACAAAGATCATGATGAACAAGGTTTTCCGATTTCAGATAATCAGTTAAATGTAAACATAAAATTTGTATTCACTGAGGGAACATTTAGTGAAGAAGGATCTATAGATATCTTATTTTAATATATAAAAAAATGGCAGAAAATATAAACAATATTATTCGATTTGGAAGTAGAACATTCAGTGAAATAAAAACTGACTTAATATCATATATTAGACAAGCATATCCTGATGTTCTCAGTGATTTTACTGATTCTAGTGTTGGTGCAATGTTAATTGATCTTAATGCGGGTGTAACTAATAATTTATCGGTAAATACTGATCGTCTTTTTCAAGAAACACAATTAGATTATGCACAACAACGATCTTCAATATTGAATATCGCAAAAAATATGGGTTTTAATATACCAGCAAAAAGACCAGCTATAACGGTTGCTGATTTTACTGTAACGATACCAGTAAAAGGGAATGCCCCTGATCCAACATATTATCCAATATTAGAAACTGGTGCACAAATTAATGGTGGTAGTAAAACGTTTGAAACACAAAATAGAATTGATTGGAGTTCACCTCTTAGTAATCTAGGAGATTATAATCGTTCTATTATTCCTAATTTAGATTCAAATGGTGTGATTATAAGTTATTTGGTAACAAAAAGAGAAATAGTTGTAAATGGAACTACATCAATATTTAAAAAAATTATTTCATCTGGAGATGTTGTACCGTTTTTTAATGTTCTATTACCTGATGCTGATGTTATTGAAATTAGTAATGTGATTTTATTAGAAGGTACTAATTATTCTACCGATCCATCACTAAATGATTTTTTTAACGATGAATATAGGTTTTATGAGGTAGACTATTTAGCACAACAAAGAGTTTTTGTTAAAGATGTGGCAAGTTCGGAGAAGAATGATAACACCGATAACCTCAAAGCTGCTCGTTGGATGGATATCACCAAAAAATTCATAAAAGAATTTACAGTAAACGGTTATTGTAAACTAATATTTGGTTCGGGTGATGGTGAATCAAACGCATTTAAAGATGGTTTATTAAAAGAGGGGGTAAACAATAAAGCGTTTTTAGATAATTTCATTAATAATACCGCATTAGGTGAAAAATTAAAAGCGAATTACACTCTTTTTATTCGATATAGAACAGGTGGTGGGAGCAATTCTAATATTGGTGCAAATATTTTAACGAATTTAGGTAATTATAATTTAGAAGTTTTAGGTGCTAATCAAAAATTTAATCAAGAAATACAAAGAAGTTTAAGTGTAACTAATCCGATTCCCGCTATAGGTGGTAATGATGGTTTGAGTGTTGAACAAATACGACAATTAGTTAAATATAATTTTTCGAGTCAATATAGAGATGTTACATTGACGGATTATCTGTTACAGATATACAAGATGCCCGGGGAATTCGGTTCACCCTTCCGAGCAAATGCATTTAAAATAAATAATAAAGTGGTAATGTCTATTATTAATATTGGTTCAGATGGTAAATTATCTAATACAAGTAATACTTTATTAAAAGAAAATATTACAGAATATATTTCTCAATATCGAATGATTAACGATTATGTTGAAATAAAAGATGGTAAGATTTTTAATTTGGCTTTTGATATTGATGTGTATGTTGAAAATGTTTCAAATAATCAAGTAGCTAATAGTATAATTACTATCGTGAAAGAATATTTTAATATCGATAACTATGAAATGAATGAGGATATCTTTTTAGGTAGACTTGAAAAGGAAATATTGAACGCTAATGGTGTTATTAATATTATCAGTATAAAAGTTTACAATAAGATTGGAGGTGGTCAATATTCAAATAATATAATATCACAGGAGATAGTTGATAGTGATACAGGTGAAATTAAAATAATCAATAACACAATTTATTCTACACAGGATTCTATGTTTGAAATAAAATATCCTGAACGAGATATTAAATTATTTTTACGTAAAAGTACGGTTTAAATAATGGAAAAAATAAAAAAAACCATATTACAAATAACAACAACAGGAACAACGACAGGATGTACTGGTACATGTAGGGTAATTATTCCTGATTTAACTGCGGTTTACCATTTAAAGGTTTCGTTAACTCAAGAAGCACATGAATGGGGAATTTTTGATGTGATGTTTCCTGATGATGTGGAATCTAATGAAATAATAGGAATAATAGATAGATAAAATAAATGCAAATAACAGGATCATCAAGTAGTAGATTAAGTGAATTACGTAAATATACGGTAACTAATATATTTAATGAACAATATCCATCTGGGGGTAATATTAATAATGATGGTGTTGATTTTTCGAATTCAATAGAAAATGAAAATGTTATATATTATATTGGTGGTATCAAATATATTGATTTATATGTTGATGATATCGTTTCAACTAATTTTATTTATACCTCAACAGGTATTGTAGATTATACTGATTATTCAATATATAAAGATCCAAATAAAGAAAGAATTATTGAGAATCCTAAAATAACTAATGATGTATTTATTATTAGACAAGAATTAACTGCATTTGAAAAAAATTTTAGATTACAATATATTGGTAATTTGATTGAGCTAGAAACTTATGCAAGTGGTAAAGTTTTCAATATTGTAAATAATACATAAATTAAAAATATAAAAAGTGAGTATAGGAGTTTTTGGTACAAACAGACCCGCAGATGTAAATATAGATGATATCGCTATATATTATAATTATACCCCTAATAGAGAAACGTATAATAACACGATAATTAAAATCGAAGATCCAAATACTCTATTAGAATATACATATTTACCTGAAAGTGATGATAATTATGTTGTTGATAATGAAAATTTATTAGAGGGGTTATATAATTTAAATTTACCTGCAACAATATTTAATCAACTTGGGATATATACTATATATCTTAAACCTAAAATAATTAAAACGGTGATATTGGATTGTAGCGTATTATCTTCTTTACCTAATGTAAAGGGTATTGTTATTGATTCAAATACCTTACCTGAAAATTTAAGAGTTAATAATTCTTTACAGGGATATAGAATTGAATATATTGATGTTGATACTGGAAATAAAGTGAGAAATATGGTACGTTATGTTGTAACGTCAAATAAAGTTGTTCCTGTAAATGAAAATGTGGGAAATACTTTTCAAAAATCAACTAGATATAGATTTGATGAAAGCGGTACTTTAATATTTTTACAATTAACCCCAAGTAGCTCATCGAATGTAAAACCAAATCAGTTACCTTATATTGGTGTTCAAGATCAAACAATATTATTATCTAACACATTTTTCTCTCCTCTTGTTATAGAAGTGGATATGGTTGAAAATACAATTGAAACTTTAACTAATTTAGTTGTAGGTGAAAAAATAATGGATATTGATAATGGTATTATTACTCATTATGATGAAAATAGAGAAATAACCAGACAGTTTGATAGATATGAAATTAAAGATGATGTTGGTGATGTGTCATTATATGAAGTTCTGGAACGAAGAACTAATATTGATGAGTCGCAGGATTTTAATGAGATTACTGATTTTTAATGGTTTACGTATATGGGAAGAGTAAAAGTAGTAAATAGTAGTAATGATTCTAATATCAAAAGTAATGTGTTAAGTGAGTTATCAGCAGATGCGTTATTTACATTTGGTAGTTTCACCGTTACATCAAATTTTGATGGTAAAGTCCCTATTGATTATACTAAACAATTAAGTAGTTTTGTTACACCTGTTACATTAGAAACAATAGGTATTGATGAAGCCGAATCTGATATTATTTATGATAATACGATAAACGTAATACCTAATTTAGATAAATCAGATTTAAAAACATTTGTTAGATTTGGTTCTGGTTATGAATTTCTTAGAGTATCGGTAGAAAACGTGTTGGTGAATTACCCGGGAAGTCTCTTTATTAATTCCCAAACCCTTCGAGGTGGTAACGTTACTTATTATGATTTCACATATAATCCCTTAACAAATAAAGCAATATTTACTATTCCAATGGATTATGTTGTTAATACCTTTGGATTGATTGTAGATATGGGGAATCAAACTCAACCAGATGACATTGAGTTAAAAAATTTAAATATTTCTTATAGTAAATATGTTGTATGGAGTTCAACTTTTTCTGGTGAAGCATATCCTGTTATAGGGTTTAGTGGATTTACAAGTGGCAATAAAAATTTAAGAATTGAAACAGTAGGTAATCCTTTTCCTAGTATTACTGGAACTAGTGGTTCATTTAATATACATATTAAACCAAATAATCTAATATTCGAAGAATATAGATCAACATTAAATGATTATGAAAAATATATTGTTTCATTTAGGGATGAAGAAAGGGGATTTTCTTTTAAATTAAAAGATCCCACTTTACTTGATGATGGAACTATTACGTATAACAATACGATTATTATATGGCCAACTAGTGATGGATATAACATTGATGTTAATACCCAAGGATATTCCGTTTTTTTACAGGTGGTTTTAACTATTGGTGAAAAATATGATAAAATTAAAACCGATTTAATATCTAGATTTTTAACACCGTCATCATTAAAAACATATGATCTTACTGAAGAGGGTAAGATGAATAAATTGTTAAGGATATATGGTAGAGAATTTGATCAGATGAGAGAATTTATCGATTCTTTGGTTTATGTTAATAAAATTACATACGATAAAATAAATAACGTACCTGATCAATTAATAAAAAATTTATCGAATACATTTGGATGGGATTATTTCTCATTAGTTAATGAAGAAGAATTAATTAATAGTTTTTTTAGTATCGATGAGAAAGAAAGGATCATGAATGATGATTTGTTACCTTCTGAAATAGATATTGAACTTTGGAGAAGAATTTTATTAAATACTAATTATTTTTGGAAAACTAAAGGAACTAGAGAAGCAATTAAATCTATTTTTCTTTTAATTGGAATACCTGAACCTTTTATTAATATAACTGAATATGTGTATACTGTTGATAATAAAATAGATCCGAGGACAGTAGATTTATTACCATCAGAATATCCATCTAATTCATTGCCTTATGATACAAGTGGTTATCCGATAGCACCACTAGAATCTAGTGATTTCTTTTTTCAATATTCAGGTAACACTGATAGTGGACAAGCATATATGGACGTTTTTCGTATGGCAGGTTTTACTTTATCTAGAACAGAAGATAATAAAAAATCATGGATACAAACAGGTGCAACTACAAGAGTAGATGACACAACATCTAAATATCAACAACTTGATAGTAAATTGGTTTTAAATACTAAAGAAGTGGATGTTGCATTAGATACAGCAAGGGGAATAGAATATGATGTATATGATTACATAAAAAATACGGATTTTCCTGCTAATTCTAGTGGCTATACGTTACCGTATTCATATGTCAATGTCTCATTAAGTTATAGTGGTTCTGAGAATACATTTACGTTACCAGCACGATATGATAAAGCTGAGGGTGATTTAGAAGTTCGTTTTAATGGAATATTATTAAATGCCCCTAAAGAATATAGTGGTGGTACTATTTATGATGAATTGACTGAAGCTGATTATACTGTTTCTGGTAATGAATTTACTTTAACACATAGTGCCATTACTTCTGGAAATAGAAGGGATGTGGTTGAAGCAACTTATATATATTCAGGTGCTACACAATCAATTAGTGGTATTAGTGTTCAATATATAGTTACAAGAATAAGTCCTAATTTAGCAACAGGCACAACTATTCCATTACCATCAGCATCTAGTGGTGATGTACAATTAACGATTAATGGTATCGCTTTAACTAAAGGAACAAATCAATTTGCTGCGGATTATGTTATTGATCCAAATAATCCTGAACAAATAGTACTAACAAATTCCGAATTAATATCATATTTGGCTGTAAACCCATATATTCAAGTAGCATATATAAATGTTAGTGGGAGTACAAGTATAGCTGTAAAGAGTGAGATATATAGAATTGATAGTTTTAGTGGAAGTAAGTTATATTTTAATGCAGCAGCAAATAAATATGTTTTTAGATTAAATTATAAAGTTAATAATGCTGAAGAAATTAAGATATTGATTGATGGTATTGCACTTGAACCAAATACTGATTATAGTATCAACACAACCAATCAATATGAAATATTTTTACCAAAGGGTTTAAAATATGGTAGTGTAATAAGCACTTATTATTTAATTGGTGGAGATGATTATTTTGAACCTATTGTTGGGAATGATTATGGTCTTGGTGATATTAGTGATTTATCATTTCTTCAATTTATTGAATTAGTACAAAGAAAATTAATAAATGCTAAAAACAGAAAAGTGGTTACTAACCATAAAGGTGGTTGGTATCCTGCATTGTTAAGAATATATACTGATTATTTAAAAAGAGCTGATTTAGATGATGATAACCCATTAAAATCTAATGGTTATACATTTACTAATTTATATCCCTTTTTAAGTAAATATAATTCTTTCTTTCAAAGATTTGTAGATCAATTATTGTCTGCCACAGTAATTTTAAGAAAAGGTGGTTTATTAATTAGGAATAGTATATTTACCAGACAAAAATTCACATATAAAAGAGGTGTTAATTTCGATAAGACTGTCAATTATTTTGGTGATGATGGGAGTGTTTTCTTAAAAAGACCATTATCAAAAAGTGGTGAATGGACTGATGATTATGTTTGTGTAGATAATCCTTGTTTTGGTTTTGTGGTTAGTGATATCATTATTGAATATCCTACAACTACCACAACTACAACAGCATATCCATATGGTTCAGTAGTTACATTAGACACTACACTTACACAACAAACCATTTCAACACCAAGTAATAGTGGAAAATATCGTAAAAGTGATGTGTTATTTACATTCACCCCTGAAATCATACCTAATTATGAAGTTACATTGAAATTGGACTATACTATTATGCAAAGTGTTACAGGAGCAACATCACAAGATTTATCAGAAGCTGTTATTAATATTGATGTAAATGGTAATGTAGGATTTATAACATATAATAATATTGGAACATTAAATGGTAGTGAACTAATTTCTTTAGTAATAGGTGATGTTTTAAAAGTTACATTAGAAAACACAGCATTAATAGGTACAGGTGGTACACTTATTAGTTCAGAAACGATATTAACACCAACAGTTGTTAGTGTAACACCAAGTGGTGGTAGTTTTACATTCACACCGTCTTCAGTAACTAATTTAATTAAATCAACATAGATATGAAATTTTTAGTCGCCTTACCAGATTCGAATTATTTTTTATGGCAAATGCTTGTCCAAATTAATAACTTTAGAAAATGGGGATATGAAAAAGACACGATATATGTTATAGGAAAAAATAAACATCAGATAAGTAATACGTTGATGAATATAATGGATGGTGATATAAAATCAGAATTTCATATAATTAATGATACTAGAAAAAATCCCCAATATTCTTCTTCTTTACGTCCACATATTTTAGCTAAACTATTTGATAGTAATCCTGAAATGGAGAAAGAAACTTTTTTTTATATTGATCCTGATGTCATATTTACAAAAAAAATGAAGATTAATGATTTAGAAAAAAATGATATTTGGTATTTAAGTGATACACGTTCTTATATTGACAGTAAGTATATTAAAGGCAAAAGCGATAAACTTTTTCTTGAAATGTGTAATATAGTTGGAATTAAACCAGAAATTGTAGAAAAAAATGATAATAATGCAGGGGGTGCACAATATTTAATGAAAAATTTAACAAAGGAATATTGGGAAAAAGTTGAAAAAGATTCAGAGAATTTATTTAAACATATGGTGGAAACATCTAATAAATATAATCCAAAACATCCTATTCAATCTTGGACTTCTGATATGTGGGCAGTTTTGTGGAATGCGTGGTTATTTGGACATGAAACAAAATTATCTAAAAGAATAAATTTTTCTTGGGCAACCGATTTAACAAAAAAATGGAATGATAATTCTATTTATCATAATGCAGGTGCTGTAAGTGGAGATAAAACATTTTTTGTGAAAACAGAACATCAAATATCACCATTTAATAAGAAACTTAAAGCAGATAAAAAATACTGTTCTTTTAATTATATTAAAGAAATAAAAAATACTGAAAAGAATTTCGAAAATATATTATTTTAATTATGAAAAATGCCAGAAAATATATTTTAAATTTAAGCGATGTTATGAGTTGTGGCATCGGTAGTGAACATAATAATTCTATCCAATATAATATGTTGGATGAGTTTAATATTACATATAATACAACACCACCAATATCACATACATATCCTGAAATAACAACAGAAGATTTAAAATTTCTTTCTGTATTGGAATATGAAAAAAGAGTTATTGATTATATTGATGTAATGGAAATTGATGATACATATGAAAAAGAATTTCTATTTAATAGTGCAGTAGTTGAAGAAGAAGATTGTACTTTTTATTGTCAATTAAATCCTAATTTTTTGGTTTATAAATTTTTAAGTGGCATTAGGGTAGTGAATATTGGGAAAGTAAATGGAATTGCTCAATATCGTGTATATCCTTCTTCTGCAAATCCTGATGATTATTCGTGGAAAACAAATCCAAGTTTTCTTAATTTAGATCAAAATGGTACTTATAATGTTGAAATAAGAGATTATTTTGAAAATGATGATATATGTAAATTTGTTAAATTAGTTTCAATGCCGTTATTAATACCAAGTACCACTATTAACATACAAAATAAATTAATTGGTTTAAATGAAATTAGTTCTAATGAAACAAATACTTATTCATATAAAAATGGATGTATTGAAATTACTGATCCATTAACTATTAATGAAAAAGTTTCTATAGATTATGTTGCAAATATTACTGCTATAGGAGAAGGAGAAGCATCAGTACATTTTACTTGTCAACCTAATGGCACAATTGGATTTGAAAATCACACATATATTTCAAATTTAACACCAAATTCACCTAGAACAGGTTCTATTGACATGTGTTATGGTGATATTGTTTGTTATAATGTAATGGTACAAGATGCTTCATATGGTTCAAATTTAGAAGCTAATTTTTGTTTAACATCGGTTAATGGTCTTGGAACAACTTATCCTTCAATAGATGTTGCTAATTGTTCTGTTAGTGTATCTAAAAGTATTATTCCGTTGCAAACTGAAGTTAGTTTTGATTATGTAACTGGATGTAGTACAACAGTACATAATACAATTGGGGTTATGGCATTTTCCAATCCAATTCCAGATGGTCAATGTGTAACAATTGATTTAATTGGTACAAATATGAGAGAAAATGACGCTAGTTCTTATACGGTAATAAAATGTAAACCTGATGGTGGTTCACAATATTTATCATATTATGAGTTTGATGGTGATTCTGTTCAACCACAAACACCAACATTGGTTGTATGTGGTGGTGACAGTGTTTGTTATGATGTTACAGTGTTACTTTATAGTGAAGAAAGTCCAGTAACAAGTACAGCAGATGTGTCATTATGTATTGAAAATGTGGGTGGTTCATTTGGTGTTAACCCTATGATAACTACTGTAACAAGTGGTCATACAATTACTGATTCAATATCATCTTTTACACCAGATATTATTTTATCTGTTTGTAGAAATACTAATGAGGGAATAGTACCATCTAATGGTTATATAAATCTAACCCCTCCATTAACAAGTTCAGCACAAAATATAAATACACATTTTGAAGTATGTCAAGTTGTTTGTGGTTTAGATAATAATGAAACGTATTTTAGAATATATAGAAAATCACCAGATAATAGTCTTTTTGAATTATTTAATGCAGGTGTTAATAGTGGAGATGAAGATATTTCAACAGGTAGTTTCAGTATGGAATATGGATATATTTATTGTTATATTAATAGTGTTGATAATGTAGGTGAATATGCTTGTTCTGAATTTAGGGTTACAAGTGTGGGTAGCAGCACAAATAATCCACAAATTGATACTCAAATTGGTAAAGATAGAGATGTTTTAACAGAGGGTATGGAATAAAGTATTAAAACCATAAAATAAATTTAATTGTATTTATGTAAAAGGTAATATTAAATGGCATTTATTGATAAAAAAAACCCAGTAGTATTAAATATAAAGTTAACATCCAAAGGAAGAGAATTACTTTCTGAAGGTAAGTTAGATTTCAAATACTATGCTATGGGTGATAGTGAAATTGATTATAATTTTTATGGTGAAACTAATTACGACCCATTTTATTCAAGTGTGTTAAGACCAGCAGATAAAAACCCCAATATAATTTCATTTATAACAAGAGAAATATCTGGCGAAACATTAAACGAGATTAATAATGTACCGTCTACACCATCAATAGTGGAAAATACTGTTCAACCATTAGGGTTTTTCGATATTAATGAAAGCGAAGTAAATTTTATTACAGATACTAATCATGTAAAACAACCTGATATTAAAATTGAGATTGATGAAGTTACAGGGAGTACTACATTAAATTTATATAAATCTTCAACATATTTAGCAAATGTTAATGAACCAAGTGTTGGTGATTTTCTTGTAGTAAGATGGACAAATAAAAATGATCTTGATGGGGGTGTTACAGGATATACTATAAATATAAACAAACCAACACCAATTATAATATATAAAATACAGGGTATTATTTCTGGTACACTTGCTAATGATGATTTAGTGGTAGAAGTAGATAGAAATTTACCTGATTTCAGTGTTATAACAGGAGGTAGTTCCAATATAATTGCAAGTGCATTGGTATATTATAATTATTCTGATTTTACTGGAAGTACAATATATAATGATAGTTCTACTGATTATTTAAATGAAAGTGTTTTAACTTTCTTAGAAAATTGTCAATGTTCATATGATAATTTTCCGTTTTGGAATATGTCTATTATTTTTACGGATGAAATTATTGGTGTTCAAGAAGATAATAAAAAATATAATACATTTAATACGAAAAAATATGGCGGTTTTGTTTCATATATTCAAAATCAAGCTCCTGTTTTAAAAAAATTAGGTGTTATTCACTATTCCAATGTTTCACCAGCTAACACATATGGTGAAGAATTATATGTGGATATTCCTGATGAAAAAATCCCTGTTTTAGATTTACCCACATTAATGTGGCATAAATCATCTGGAAATACTTTAGGATTGAAATTAAAAGCAAGTGGTTCGTTAATAATTTTAACTGGTGAAACTAAATCATTAAATACTAATTATTATGATCTTGTAGATTATGTTGGGAATGTTGTAGGAAAGGTATTCACTGATTTAAAGTTATTTGTAATTGAAGATCAGGAATTAATATTTGCAATGTCATATAAATCAAATAGATCATGGACACTTCCTAATTATACAGTGGGACTTAATGATAATGTTACTTTAGGTTGTGCTACATGTGAAATAGATTTCGATATGGTAGTAACTAATCCAACAACAATAAGTAGTAATGATGGTACTATTTATATTAACAATATAATTAATCAAACATCAGGTAGTCAATTAATATTAACTGTTAGCGGTCAAACTAGTGGTCAAGTATATTTCAACACAATCACAACAGACGTTCTTATTACTGGATTAAGTGCTGATACTTATTTTGTTATTATTAATGATATGGGAGCATTAAATTGTCAAGGTCAATTCGTTACTTTAACAATTCCATCAAGTAGTATGGGTGTATATGATTATGAAGCAACACAAAGCGGATTAGATCCTGATTTCAATTTAACAATTACCAACCCAACAACTATTGGTGTTGATATAAGTGATGTTGGTACAGTATATGGCGCAACTCCTTCACCGTATATTGGTATAATGGATTATGGTGATATGTCAGCAGTATCTTATTCATCTCTTGGTACATATAAAGAATTTAATTTAACGTTTGAAGCTGCTTATACAATATATATTAAAGATGTTACTACTGGTGGTGATTTTATTGTAAGTAAAAATTATGTTGCAGCAGGTAACCCATTAAATAGTGGATTTTCTATATCAAACGAGCAAACTGGTGTTAACGGAACATATGTTTTAGTTAGTAATTATCTTGTTTCTATAAACAGTGGAGTTAATCCAATTGTTGGTGACATTGAATTTACTATTTATTCAACATCATCATATCCAACAACATGGGAAACATTACCAACTGGGGAAGCAGTAGGGTCATCAATGAAGTTATATTTTAATGGTAACGATACATATGAAGTTAAGGTTAGAGAAAGACAAGGAACTATTGAAATGTATGAAATAAGTAAATCGATAATAATAAGTTAATAATGGCAGATATAAGATTTAAAATAAGCGGAGACACTGAACCCTTTTCAGTTAAACTTTGGAATAGTAGTTGTTCTAGTATAGTTCAAGAAAAAGTTGTGGAATATCCTGATACTTGTGTTATATTGGGTGGACTACAACCCATTACTACTTATCATGTTAATGTAACAGATAATATAAATTTTAATATTTCTGAAAGCTATACAACACCTACAGCATTAATACCACTATTACCACCAGAAAAAAACTTTTATTTAGAGGGTACTGTTTATAATCCTGATGAGTATACTGCATTTTTAACTGGTGATAAGCGTTTATTAATTGAACCACCATTAGGTGTTGGTGAAATGGTTGATTTAACTTTTAACGTATTTACGTGTGATAATATTAATATAACTGATGATAATGTTCAATTATATAGAAATAATATGGCTATCCCAATAAAAAGTTTTATTGATAGTGGTTCTGAAAATTATACAATAAATAATGTCACATCCATTGATAATATATGTTATACATTATCATCAATTTGTCATAATGGAGCAACTGGAGACATAATTGGTTGCTCTACATTAAATTTAACTGGTGTGAATTCGGTTGGAAGTGCATCAATTAGTCCGAATATTGGTTCACCATCAACACAAAAAGTGGCAATATCTGCAACAAATAATGTGTTTACTTTAACACCTATTGAATTTAATTTTCCGAAAGAGGGTGATTCAATAATAGCGAAAATGAATTCAACAGAATCATGGTATTATGAAAATCCCGTTGAAGGTAAAGTTATATTCCCATTAGGATTTTTTGTATCACCAATAAGTGGGGGTGCTGGTCTTACTGATATTACAGTAACGGCAACGGAAAATTTTGGTATTACTAGATCAGGACAACTTAATTTTATACAAAATGATACTAATGGTGATTTTATAATAACTGCTAGTCTTAATCAAACAGGTGCTCCAGCAGCTATAACTGTTAACCCACCTAATATCTTTTTCGGTAGTGGTGAACTTACTAAAAACGTATTAGTTACCTCTTCCCCATATGGTTGGGAAATTGCAGATATAGAAAATGATATACCAACTTGGGTTACTTCAGTTTTACCAATTTCATCTAATAATCTTGAAACTAATTTTGAAATTAATGTTACACCATTAAGTAAACCGGGAATTAAAACTGATAGTATTAAATTCACACAAATAGGTGGTGATAATATAACAACATCTTTAGTTGTAACACAGTCTAATACTATTTCTCCAATCGAACCACCATCTTCATCGGATAGTATTACTGTCAGAGCTTCTGGAAATGACAATACTGTTAATTGGAATGAATCAATGTTAGTGGATATAACAGCTTCATCAAATTGGGAAGTGGGTTTTTTACCAAATTTTGTGACTTCTGTAAATCCACCATCAGGTTCAATTGAAAATAATCAAGCTGAAATAAATCTTGAAGAAAATGAAACGGGTTCTGATAGAGATATAACAGTATGGTTTAGATTACAATCTAACACATCAATAAAGGATAGTATAACTATAAAACAATTAAAGATGTAATTTAAATAAATGGCAACAGTTAAATATACAATAATTAGTGGGGTAGCACCCTTTATTGCAGAATTGAGACCAAGTTCAATTCCCATAAACACACATACGTCTATAGGAATGTATGAATTTATTGATGTACCTAATGGGAGTTATGAATTAAGGATAGTTGATTCTAATGGATGTGAATTTATTAGGGAGATTACTGTTGATCCTTTTGTTACAACAACTACCACAACAATACAGAATAATGATTCAATTATTCTTGGTAATTCACAAGATGAAAATTTAATCTTTAATGTTAATTCCACTAATCGTGATAATCATTATAGTGGTTATCCTGATGAAAATGTTGTAAATTTATATTTATGGTTAAAGACAACAGATGGTGCACCATTAACTGAAAGGAAAGCATTGAATTATTCAATAAATGGTAATGTAGGCAATACGTTTTCATTTGTAGAATTAAGTGATCAAATACATAGTGAGGTAATAGAAACTACCACAGGTTTTGCTCGATCAATAAATGGTCAATTAATTTTAAAAGAGGGATTTATTGAAACATTTTTTCAATATGTTTATAGAAAAAATCCCACAGACTCTAATTATGAGATTAATTTAGGTTCAAACATAAATTGGTTAAACACAGATATTCCGTTAGTGGATGGTAGTAATCAATATGGTATTACTTATGTTGATAATGATAATATAATAATGAAATTTTAAGTATTTATAATTACTATGGCAAACGGATATACGGTATTTTTCACATATACACTAGGAACTGAATCAGGATCAACTAATGGTTTTGGATATAGTGATGCAATTCATTGTAATTATATTAATGATTTGTATTTAGAAAACATCACAAATAAGGAAGTTAATATATATTTTAATAATATCAATGAATTTAAATATTTGAATGTTAATGGTGTTAGTGGATTTTCAGCAAATAAAATACATCTAATTATACAATTAATAGATAATTCAACATATGATAGTTTAGATCAAGTAAAACCTATCATGGGTGAATGGAGAAAATATGATGTTACTGATCAGGTTCTTAATTATGTTAGTGGACAATCATTATCAGCATTTGATTTAACTAGTACAATTTTTAAAGTTCCATTATATTTATATTATAATGATGAGTTAATGCCGATATATGATTTAGATTATTTAAACTATCCTTTAGTTACTCAAACAGGAAGTACTTCATTAAACGAACCATTAATTTTTGGTGAAGAAGAAATGTTTTTTGGTAACGTATCCACTGAAATTGAAGCAATAGCGTACACAACAGATTTAGCAATTAATTTACCTACAAATGAATTCAATTCAAGTGATAATGAAACATGGAGTGGTGAAAATGTTTATATTACAGAAGTAGGTTTATATGATAGTAATAAAAATTTAGTTGCCATTGGTAAATTTAATAATCCAATTGTTAAAGACTCTACAATTGCCAGAACAATCGTATTTGGAATTGATTTTTAAATAAAATCTCATTTATTTTAAAGAAAATCATAAATTTTTACATTTTTTTATAAAAACTTAGTATTTATTATAAATAAAATAATAATTAAGTTATAAAAAATGGAAAATTTAAATAGTGTTAACGGAATAAAACCAAAATCTATTATAATTAATGGTAATTTACATAATAGATTCAAAATGTTCTGTAAAGGTAAGAATTTAAAAATAGGTGCAGTCATTGAAGATTTAATAAGAATTTATTTAAAATCACCCAAAGAAGTTCAAAAAATGGTTGATGATTATAAAGAAGATAAATAATTTTTATTAAATAAATAAATCACATGGAAAAATATATATGGTCATTAGACATTAGTACAACAAATATTGGTAGTGCATTATGGGATATTAATGGAAAATTAATAGAATTGAAACATCTTGAATTAAAAATAAGTAAAGATGTTTCAGTTCCAGATAGAGATATCCATAAAGCAGAAATTTTCAGAAAATATGCTGAGGAATATAAAAAAAGAATTTTCAATGAATTAAATGGGGAAATTGAACATATAATTATAGAAGCTCCTTTGATGATGAGTAATAATGCAAATACCGCTTCATTATTATTAGGATTTAATGGAATATGTAGATATATTTTATTTGATATATTCAACAAATATCCAATGAAAATAAGTGTACATGAAAGTAGAAAATTGTTTCTGTCTGAATTGGTTAGTTTGAAAAAAAGAAAAGGAAAAATGGTTGAAGTATTATCATTTCCTGAAGAATATAAAAAAAATAAGAAATATTATATTTGGAAAAAGGTTGCTAAACTTGAACCTCAAATAGAATGGTTCTATAAAAGAAATAGTGACCAGCCGAGAGATATTTGTTATGATTTAAGTGATTCATATACAGTCGGTTATGCGTTTTTTGTGAAACAGGGTATTTTAAAATAAACAATGGGGAGATATAAATATAATATAAAATATTTTAAAAATTTGGCAATTGAACGAGGAGGGTTATGTTTATCTAATAATTATATTAACTCCCACAGTAAATTAAAATTTCAATGTGATAAAGGACATATTTGGAAAACAAAGCCATATTATTTAACTAATAATGGTTCATGGTGTCCTAAATGTCAAAAAAATCATAAAGATAATATTGAAACATATCATAAAATTGCTAAAAAAAGAGGAGGTGAATGTCTATCTAATGAATATGTTAACTCAAAAAGTAAATTAAAATTTCAATGTGATAAAGGACATATTTGGGAATCTATTGCAAATGATATTAAATATTTAAAAGTATGGTGTCCTTATTGCTCAAACAATAAAAAATTAACAATCGAAAAAATGCAAGAAATTGCTAGTGAAAGAGGTGGTGAGTGTTTATCTAATGAATATATTAATTCACATAGTAAATTAAAATGGAAATGTGAAAAGGGACATATATGGGAAGCGAAACCATATTTAGTAAAAAATTCAAATAATTGGTGTCCAATATGTAATGAATCATTAGGAGAAAGAAAACTATCATTTATTTTGAAAAATATGTCGATTAATTTTATTAGAGAAATGAAATTTGAAAATTGTAAAAATAAACATAGACTACCATTTGATTTTTATTTACCTGATTATAAAATTTTGATTGAATATGATGGAAAACAACATTTTGAAATAGTTAATTTTTACGGATCGTCCATTGAAAAAGCAAAGAAAAATTTCATAAAAATAAAAAATAACGATAAAATTAAAAACGAATATTGTAAAACAAATAACATTCCCTTAATTAGAATATCATATAAAATAAAGAATATTGAAAAATATCTTCAAGAAAGTTTAAGTAAATTAATTTAATAACATATGTATATTTATTTAATACAATCGTTAGAAGATGGTTATTATAAAATAGGTAAATCAAAAAACCCCAATAAAAGGATTAATCAATTACAAACGGGTAATTCTTCTGAATTAAAATTAATTACAATATATCGATCTGATTTATCAAATAAAATAGAAAGAACGTTACATAGAAAATATTCTCATTTAAAAAAAGAAGGAGAATGGTTCGATTTATCTATAAAAGAAGAGGTGGAATTTCAAGAAGAATGTAAAAAAATAGAAGATAATTTAATTATTTTAAAAGAAAATAATAATATT